TTGCTTCCGGCTATCAAGAACGTGTTAGAACAAGGAAATTTGCCGGTAAAATGTAAAGTCGGCGATATTTATGATAAAATGAAAACTATCTCATTATGACTATAGATTCAATATTAACAGAATGGAGTTACAGATTACCAAAAGGTTATCCAACGCAATCTCAAGATTACAAAATGTTGTATGATATCATTTTAGAAATGACAGACCTTACTCCGCTTGAAGCCCAACATGTTGTTAATCGAGCTCAAGGTATTACGGAAGCAACTGAATTGGTTGATATTAATTCGCTATTTAACGATGCTGCGTCATTTGAACAATATATTAAAACAAAGTTTAGTGTCGAAGGCCAGCAAATAATCGGATTGCCTGCCATGTATGATGCAGTTATGAATAGTAGTGAATCAGATCAATTAATTGATTTAATTACCGGTCCAGTAAAAATGCGATTAGCAACAGGCATTGTACCCATTCGAGGAGTTTATAGTACATTATATAATATAATCAAAAATACGATTAAAATTCCAAATGGCGATGAATCAGAATTATGGTTTGCAATTTCATATGGCGGCTTAGTTAAAGGGGCAGTTGCTGGCGAATCTGGAATTGAAGCAGATATCGAAGTTGGCGATCAAACAGTTTCGTTGAAAAACTATGAAAAGATTACTTTCGATTTTGGATCATTATCTTCTGAAGGCGTACAATTATTGAATAGTTTTTTAGAAATGGCAAAACTATTAACTGGTCAAGATATTAGCAAATCAAAAGGTCGAGAACAAATTAATTCGGTTTTGGATTTTTTAGATACAGAAAAAACCGAAACAGATATTCGTCGTATTATTAAATTAGGCGACGATTCAGATATTCCAATGTTACAAAATATAAGCAAAAAACTACAATCATTTTATCAATTAGATGATAATTTAGATACTATGATTCATGCATTTTGCAACATTGTAGATAAAATGGTTGTTGAAAAAATTACATCAGTAAATTGGTGGGGCATGATAATCAAGTCAAATGAAACGTTGTTTTTAGAAGCTGCCGATGAATTGGCACCTATTTTAAAATGTCGCAAGGATCGATTATCGCCAGCAATCGCAAATTTTCACCAAAATAAATTATTTGTATTAGGTAGCCAATTAAACACTAAAGTAACAAAAAACCGCAGGATTGATGAAGAATGAAAACACAACTACTTTGCACATTTGCACATAAGTCAGATTTAAACATAGTATCAGATTACATACAACAAAGCTACACTATACCAGAACGCAGAATCTTTGTATTTGCTAATGCAGAAGCCACAGACAATTTATATTGCACATACAACGCGGATGCAGGAACACAACGTGGACAGAATACAATTAGCATTCACCGCAAAAAAGAAACCAATACCTTGTATACCGTTAATGCACTTAATGAAGTTATTCGGGTTGTTAACAATGGAGTATTAGACAAAACATATCGATTAGATTGGACCAAATATCAAAATTCTTTCATCCTAACCGATGATGCAGGATATCGAGTAATTGACTTGATCTTTTTCAAGAAAATCGTTTGGAACTGATATTTATATTATATAGGACAATAAATGATTAAATTGAAAAATTTATTAGCTAAAAATATGCGTCGATTTGGTACTAAGAATCTAAACGAAACTAATTTACAAGCAAATCCTAACAAGTCTCAAATTGTACAATTTGACATTGTTATTAATCGTGCAGAATATGATAAAAATATTGGCGGATATTCGTATGTAACATATCAAGGTGGCGGCGTAGCTGATAAAAGCGATTTCCAAGATCTGATAAACGACATCAAACAAGAAATTGAAAGTGAAAATGATCCCGATGGCGCATACGATCAAACACGTTTAGTATCTGATATTAAATTTGATTGCGAGTTAAAAGTAGGATCTGATACTATTGATTTTACTGTTACCTTTGATGAAGATGGCGATATTCAAAATGTAGAAATACAAGATGAACTTGTTGCAAAAAAACACGGAATAAATGATCAAGTACTTTCTGATTATTTATTCTAAAAAATTTAACAATTAACTTTGAATTAACGAATTAATTACTTATATTGTAATTATATTTTTATATTTTATTAACCACTTAAAGAAAAGGAATTAAACAATGGCCTTGAATTTAGACGCTATCAAAGCGAAACTCAATCAGTTAAACAAATCTGATGACAAAAAACAAAATTTGTGGAAACCCGAAGCAGGAAAAACGAGGGTGCGCATTGTACCATACGTCCACCGCAAAGACAATCCATTTCTAGAATTGTATTTTCATTATGACATCGGAAAGAAATCCATGTTATCGCCGATCACATTTGGCAATGCAGATCCAATCGTAGAATTTGCAGATAAGCTTAAAAAGACCGGAGATAAAGAAGATTGGCTAATGGGTCGTAAGATTGAACCTAAAATGCGTACTTATGTTCCCGTAATTATTCGCGGCAAAGAATCAGAAGGTGTTAAGTTTTGGGGATTTGGTAAAACGATCTACACAGAATTGCTTTCGATTATCTCTGATCCAGATTATGGTGACATTACGGATTTGATGAATGGTCGTGATATCGATGTAGAGTTTACGCCTGCAGAAGGCGGAGCTTATCCAAAGACTGCAATTCGCGTTAAGCCTAATACACAACCTGCAACCGAAGACAAAGAGATTGCACAAAAAATCATGAATCAACCTACGATTACTGATTTATTTCCAGAACCATCTTATGAAGAACTAGAAAAAGCATTAGCAGAATGGATGAATCCAGAAAATGCAGATTCAGATGTTGATTCGGATGATGAAGACGAAGCTCCAGCTCCAGCAAAAGCTGCTAAGCCGGCTGCAACTAAAAAAGTTGATGATGTTGCTTCTGCATTTGATGATTTATTCAACAACTAACAGTGAGGTTATAAAATGGCAAAGAGTAAAAGTAAACTGGAAATAGAAGATGCTCTAGCATCAACATTGGCAGAAAGTATCAACAAGCAATTTAAAGGTCAAGCACTCAAAACTGCATTCTTTTTAGATGGCGATGAAGATGCTCCAAGCAATGTAACAGAATGGATATCATCTGGTTGCTCGATGCTCGATTTAGCAATTTCAAATCGCGCCCATGGAGGTTTTCCCGTTGGGCGCATCACTGAAATTACCGGATTGGAAGCATCTGGTAAATCGTTGTTAGCTGCACATACATTAGCAGAAACACAAAAGAAAGGCGGATTGGCAGTATATATTGATACAGAAGCCGCAGTAAGTTCTGAATTTTTAACAGCAATCGGCGTTGATTTGAAAACAATGCTTTATGTTCCTTTAGAGACAATTGAAGAAATTTTTGAAACAATTGAAACCATTGTTGAAGGCGTACGTAAATCAGACAAAAATCGTTTAGTTACAATTGTAGTGGATTCAATCATGGGTGCATCTACAAAAATTGAAATGTCAGCTGAGTATGATAAGGATGGTTATGCAACAAGCAAATCCATTATATTATCAAAGGCAATGCGAAAAGTTACCAATTGGATTGCACGCGAACGTATTTGTCTTATATTTACCAATCAATTACGTACCAAAATGGGCGTATCATTTGGTGACCAATGGACAACTGCAGGCGGTAAAGCAATTCCATTTCATGCTTCGGTTAGATTGCGTTTGAAAAATACCGGAATGATCAAAGCCAAAGTAAGTGGTGTTGAACAAGTTGTGGGTAGCAAAACAAATGTACAAGTAGTAAAAAACAGGATGGGTCCGCCACATCGCAAAGTTGATTATGAAATCTATTATGATTCAGGAATTGACAATTATGGTGGTTGGTTGAACATCATGAAGAATTTTGATATCGTTAAGCAATCCGGGGCATGGTATACGTTAGAAGACGTAGATATCGAAACTGGTGAAACTCATGGCGAGCTCAAATTTCAAAGCAAAGATTTTGTGGAAAAGGTTATTAATAACCCGGAAGCAAAAGAAAGGTTATATCAAAGAATATGCGATGCTTATATCTTCAAATATCAAGCCGGTGTTGATGGCGGTATTGACGATGTAATTGTCGTAGATGAAGTTTATGATGAAGAATAAGTATCAGCAATTATTCAAAGAGTTACAACAAGAAAAGAGTTCTGCTCCGTCAAGCGTTAATGATCATCTCATGGTGTTTGACGGGCTGAACACTTTTATTAGAAGCTTCGGCGCAACTCCCGCATACAATGAAGATGGCGATCATATTGGTGGCATTACTGGATTTTTATATTCAGTAGGCAAAACCATACGAGATTTTAAACCAACTCGATGCATTATCGTTTTTGATGGTCGCGGGGGTTCTGCACGAAGAAAACGTATTTATGGTGATTACAAAGCAAATAGGGCAAATAAAACCAAATTGCGTCGTCATGATCATCATGAATCTACTTTGGAGCAAGAACAAGAATCAATGCGGCATCAATTTAGTCGTTTGATTTCTTATCTGGATAATTTGCCCGTTACATTTATTTCAATGGATGGAATTGAGGCAGATGATACCATTGCGTACGTTGCACAAATGTATGAAACGGAATGTAAAAAGATTACTATTGTATCTACGGACAGAGATTTTTATCAATTGGTAGATGATCGTATTCAAGTGTGGTCTCCTATCAAAAAGAAAATGTATAATGTAGACACGGTGCAAAAAGAATTTGGAGT